CCATGTACGGAGCACCATTAGATTGTAATCCAGACACAGATACCCAAGCATCTTTTTCTGTTGGTAACGCAACATCTGGGAAACTAGTAGAGTTAAAGTAATTAGTTATAAACTCTTTAACGTTATAGCCTGATCGTCTAGTGTTGAATAACAACATACCTGTTGGATATAAGCTATCATCAGGAGCATCTAAATCTAAGTAGTTGCTTGTTAACAAGCTAACAATTGTTGGAACTGCATCTGTTGCTGGATTTGTTGTTGCGTTGGTCGCCCAACGTGCATCAGCAAAGACAACACCTGTTGGATTTGTTTGATCAGTGTTATCAATTCTTACCCACTGATCAGTACCGCTAACACTTTGCCAACGATTGATAATAGGATAATTTTCTAAATCACTTATATCAATCCAAAGATCACCGTATGCTAATGCAGTACCATCGGATTGAAGAGTTGGTGCGCTTGCGCTTACAATAGGACCGTTAGGATCAGTAGCGTTCACACCGCTTGGTAGTGGAAAACCTGAACTGCTAAAGTTGATGTTTCTGTATCCTCTCCAGCCTGCTGAAGTATTTACCATAATGTCTACTTGATCTACAACGCTATAGAACCAATTAGTTCCTGTAACCGGAGCTTCAGTTAATGCAGTTGCGCTTGCTGTAGGATCAGCTTCGATCCAGTCAGATAGTAATGAAGTATAAACAACATTAGGAGTTCCTGATACAAAAGTTATGCCTTCTAACGCGCCTGCACCACTTACTTGTGTTACTTCAACTACTAAATTGTTAGCTGGAGCAGTACCACCTAAATTTGCTCCAGAAACGGTAAGTTGATCTCCTACTACATAACCTGTACCTGCGTTAGAAAAAGTGGTTGAATTTACTGCATATGTAGAAGCAAGAGAAACTGATAGTACTGCGGATGAGCCAGCACCACCGGTAACAACAGGTGTGTATGTAGGTGTTAGAATAGCACCCTGTTTAACATAGTCGGTTGTACCTGCGATAAATCCAGCTTCGGTTAAAAATCCGTTATTATCAGTAATTTGTATCACACCACCGGCAGTATGAGTAATTACTAATGCACCTGCAGAATTTAGTTCTATACTAGTATAAGGTATTGCAGCATTAGTCCAATCAACGATAAAGTCGGCGGCGGTGGCGTTGTCAGCTACAATTACTGTATAAGCACTAGACAGTGGGGCAATTCCCGGTTGCGATACTTGTACAGAAAGAGTATAGGGGCCGCTAGGAAACGTTGGATTTTCTACAGTTCCCGTTACTACAGTTGCCCCTGCATTTGCTTTTTTCCAATAATAAATAGGACTATCTGATGGATACAAATTGTTGAAGTTATATTGCGCATAAAGAGTGTTTGCATCAATATTTAAACCTCCTTCTGCATCTAAGGATGCTATGGCTGCGTTATCAGATACCGCAAGGGTTACTGTTTTAGCATTCCAAGCAGCTAAATCACTAGACCATTCTTCTATCACAGGAGTTAATCCGTTACCGACAGATCCTACTTTGATCCAAATAGAACCAGTAGGTCTAGAAACGGTTTGACCAGTTTGCCATAGAGGTTGTTGTGAGGAAGTAGCGTATGTAATTACAGGTTGAAAGTAATTCCCAGCAGTAATACCTAAGTCAGTTAATACAGTGCCTGTTCCTGCTACAATAGTAATAAATTTAGGTGCTATATCATCAAGATTTTGAGAAGAATATATATTTAATTTTCCACCGATTACAGAAGCACTTACACCGCCCCAACCTAAGTTATTAATTGCAGCAGCTACGCCTGATACTGTGTTGTTAGTAGCTGCTGGAACTGTAATAGTAGCACTTACTTGAGTAGTACCGGATAATCTGATTATAAAAGTATTTGCTGCGGTAAGTGACGTAGGTGCGTTAGAACCTTGGATAGCAGGAACATTTTGTAACCAAGCATTACTACCAATACTAACCCAAGTATTTGTAGTTGCTTTGTAGAAAAACTGTTTACCAGTAGCACTAGTAGGAGTACTATAAGTTGGTATAGCGATTACCGCGTAATCACCGATATTACCTACAGTATTAACAGGTGAACCAGCTGATACTTGCGTACTATCAGTTATTACGATTGGAGTTTGTAACGTAAACTGACCAGTAGTTTGGTTGAATACATAAATACCCCAAGTTGTTTCAGAAGTATTTAACCATAGAGTTCCATCTGATGGTTCACCTGAAGGTCTTCCAGTTTGACCAACTAATGCAGCCAAGTCAATGTCTGCTCTCATGCAATATACTGTATTAGTAGCACCTAAAGCAGAGTATGCGGCTAATAATCCATATTCGTTTAATTCATACCCTTGAATAGGTGTACCATTAGTAGACGTATAAAAGAATGGATTACCGTATAAGTTAACAAGATCACGCTGACTTGTTACTCTAAACAATTTGTTTGCGTTAGCAGCAGTTGTTCCTGATGCTATCCCTGTACCGCTAGGGTTAACTTTATTTTGTGCAGTTGCTAATAGCACAAATGGTATTGAATTTGTTGGCGCTGGTAAGTACTGAGATTCATCAGTAATACTAACTTGTACGCCGGGTGATGTTAATGCCATAATAATTTTCCTTTAGTTGTAATATTTTGAGGTTTACTAACCTATACTGCGTTTCTTTTATTTATCAAATACTAAAGAAAATTAACACCTACATCAATTCTGGATGCCTTTGAAGGTAGAATAAATATTTATATGAATATAAGACCTATATGTCCAAAATGTAATACATGTGTTTGTGCTATCAATTATAAGAAAAATAATGTGTATCATTATAGAAGCACATGTAATAGCTGCGGTAGGAAAAAGCCCAGAAAAAAACCCAGAACTTTTCTTTGGCAAAAAAGCGGTTATAAGAAAAAAACAATGTGTGACTTATGTGGATTTAGAAGTGTATACGCTACTCAAATAGTAGTGTACCATATCAACGGGGATTTAACTGATATTAAGTTAAACAATCTACGCAGTATATGTTTATGCTGCGTAGAAGTTGTCAAAAGAAAAGAAGTGACTTGGAAGAGGGGAGATTTACAAGTTGACTATTAAGTTTAATGATGCAAACAAATCTTCTTTAGTGCCGTTATTAGCTAGGTAACAATCATACTCTAATCCTACAGAACTGTATTCGCTAGCATGAACGCCTCGAGGCGGTAAGCAACCTTCAGTACCTTGATTGAATCTAACAGCATCATCATACCAGTTCGGAAGTTCACCGCGTTCAATACGAATCAATTTTCCATTTAGTTTTTTTACTACACTTAGTTCGTTAGCAAATCTAGCATCAGTTATTACGATATTACCTTCGCATTTAAGAATTTTGTTTTCTAACGATGCTACCCAAATATCTTTATGAAAACCATGTCTACAAACTTCAGTACCCCAGTATTGTAATATCCATCTAGGAGTAAGATGGGGCATGTTTAATCTAGCAGCCCACCATGGATCAATTTGTTCTCTCCATTGTCTACTCTCTAAAGTTTCACCTTCAAGTAAAACACGATCCCACCCAAATACTACTGCGATAGCATCTTTTAACGATCCTGCAAAGCTTAGTTTAGTAAAATTATGATTGTTGATTAAGTATTCTGCTGCTGTATCTTTACCCGAGCCTATGAAACCCGAGATAGATATAATTTTGTTGGGCATGTTATTCTCCTATGATTCTAATAGAATAACAGAATGAACAGTCAATTGTCAAGTAAATTGGTTAATTAGCCTTGCACCCATGTCAGAGGTTGTGAATTATCAACATATCGTTTGAGTTCATCAATCAATTTCTCTATCATAGCATAGCCTTCACTTTTCATTGCTGCGCCGTTAAGTGATGTACCACCACTGGGTCCAGCAATAGTAGCAAACTTTTCTCTGGCTTCACCAATGATAGTTTTTAAAACCGCAAGTGTATAATCTTGAATCCAAGTACCAGTAGAAGGGTCTTGTAACAATGTAGCTTCAGGTCGCAGGATATCCGCCCAAATAAGGATCTTTTCACCTGAACCCTTAAAATCACGAACTATTCTAAGTGTCTTAGATACAGGATCAAATGTATAAGTCAAGTAACCACCAAACATTCTAGCAGCTAACTCAACATAACCAGCATAAAAATCGTAAGTAGCCAAGCCACCGGCAGAGTTATAATTAAGCAAGTAAGTATTTAATATCGCACTTGAAAATGGATCAAATGAGCTGGCGCCGGGGCCAGTTTCTAATCCAACTGTTCTACGGTATAAGCATCTTACATTAATAAATTCACTGGGAAGTGTATAAGTATCTACATTTTTTTCTATAGTAAAAAGTGTGTAAGTTTCCTGTGTGGAATTCTGCGCACGTTGTCTATATGTAGATATAGCATAATTATATGCTACTTCCAAGTGCTCAGGATCAACTTCAAGATCAATTATATTTTGACCTAATCTTAATAAACATGAATTAAATAATTGCTCTTTTAATTGAGTAAGATTAAGATTAGTTGGAATTGTTTGGATCATTTTTCATGGTTCCTTTATGTTATAACTATTTATCTGGTTACATTTAGTTTACATGAAATAATTATTCTAAGGGCATGGCGAGTAGATATAAAATCTACAAGCCACGGGTTATTCTTGAGGTACTTAGGCAACGATGAATTCAAACATTACAGTGGAGGATTGTCTATGTCTCACTAACCCATAAAGGGAGTTTGCCGTATTCGCTGTTAACGTTCAAACGCTATTCACCGAGGAGTTTGAACCAGCCCAAGAGTATCTATCGCAATTACCATCTCTTGGCAACAACAACCATTTAGACACAAGAAACGTTTCTAACAAGGGTTAGACGTTTATGGCATCCCTATTCGGGGTAGTCTTGTGAATGGAGTCACTGATTTTACTCAGTTCAAGCTTAGACTCGCTTCTATACCCACACAACACGGATTGAGGTGGGACTTGGATGTTATTGTGGCTAACACTTACCTTGCTTGATAAACAATTATTCTATAAGTTTAAATATCAAAAACAAATCTTTAAGGGGATGATTCCATGGATCTTTTACACCATATGCTGTACAGCCAAATCTAGTATCATCGTCTAAGTGATCTTTTCCTTTGGTATAGTTTTCCATGTCAATACAAGTAAGTACTGTACCTTCAGGAATCTTTGCTAATTCTTCTGGTGTAAAAAGATAAAGATCATCCTCCCATTTTTGCATTATAAATCATTCTCTTTTCTATTTTCAGAATAGAATGGATCAAACGTGCCGCCAGGATATCTTGCTTCAAGCTTTTTAACGTTTTCAGCAATCACATCGTTTGGATCTAAACCTAATGCTCTGCAAGCATTGATCCAATACCAAATAATATCGCCTAGTTCACGTTTCATGTGGTAAACGTTTTCATCACTCAATTCTTTACCTTGAAAAATGATTTTTTTGTTTACCTCGATAAACTCTCCGCTTTCTGCTGCTAAACCCAAACATGCAGTAATCAGCAACGGAACATTTACTGCAGGCCCAGTTACATCTTCTTTATTTTGCGAATTTAGCTCTTCACACCTTTGCTGAAAAATGTGAAAATGATTGCTTGGGTTACTAGTTACAACCTCTACAAAATCTTTGTACTTGTTTAAATCAATATTCATGTGTTCTCCTCAAAATGCTTTTAGTATGATCATAGCATCGTTAAATCTGCCATTTGGTGTAGTAGCAACAGCTTTGATATCTTTAAAAAACTTTCTGGCTGCTGGCTTACTACCCGTAATTTGTTTTAACTGTTCTTCTGGCTTCCGCAATATCTTTGCTTCACTTTCTTTAGTGTCAAAGCCTAAAAGTGTATTTCCCTTGACAATTAAACATTTGCTCATTTCATCAGCAACAAAGTGGTAAAGTTTGCGCTTAGCAGTATCGTATACCCAACATTCACTTGAGTTATGGAGCTTAGTAGGATCAATACTAACCAAATTCAGTTTTGTTTTTTCATCAATAAACTTACGCAAATATTTCAGTTTAGAAACTTGCTTTTCTACAGAAACAGGTTTTTTAGCTCGTT